ATCACGCTGGCAAAAATGGTAATCGGGATGTCAGGTCAGCCAGTCCAGATCGACATCGAAAAGGATCTCGACATCAAGCTACCCCGCGAGATCCCGCTGGTCATCCCAGGAACCCGGCAATGACAAAGCGCCGCCGGAAGGTGGCGCCGATTCGACCGGGATTGATCCGCCAAAACGTCTCCGGCGACACCTGGAGGTTGAAGGATACCCGTCATGTCTGCGCTTTGTGTGCCAAGCCAATTCGATGGGCGATGGCTATCTGCGCCCGTTGCTGGGCCATTCACGGTGTAAACGAGCAACTCCAATGAGTGACGCAAAGCGTTGGCCCACCGTAGAAGTCTGCGACCCATCCATGAAGCGAGGGCTATTCCTTATCTGGGCCGTGTTCTCGCCCGACGATTACGTCTACGTCGCCCACGCGAAACACGTCCCGAACGGAAGTTTCGACGCCATGAGCGAAGCCGTCAAAGCCGAACGCTCAAGGCTCCCGCGACCCGTCGCCGTCGCCATCATGGATCAACGAGGGGGCCAATTTGTTTCCAACCGGGACATGGAAAAGACCTTCTTTGACGAGTTCCATGAGCGAGGGCTCCACTACGAACCTTCGGTCGATACCCCCATGCAGAAGCTTCACGACTGGCTCCGGCCGGTCTGGAGGCCCGAGATCGAAAAAGCCGTTCCAAAGCTCCGGCTCACCGAGTCCGTAGCCAACATGAGCGACGGACCCTTGTCCGCGCTCCAGAGGTTCATATGGGATCCGACTCAAACGAAATCATGGCAACACAAGCAGAAGGCAAAGGACTGGGTGGATTGTCTCCGGTACCTGGCGGGCTTCCCGGGACTGACCTACCAGCGTTTGCAGGGCCAAATGGAGCTTCCGACGCCGGGAATCGCCCAGACCTACACAGAAACCAGCAGGAGAAGAGAAAACCCGGACGCCCTCGTAAATCAGCTCCTGCGGTCCAGGGGATTGATCCCGAACCTGTCCGATTCCTACTCGGCCGGGAGGCGGCGCGGCTCGGCCTTCTGATCGGTTCGCAAGACGATCTTGCCGGCTTTGTTTCGGCTTGGATCGCCCAGCCGCTGATGGCGCAGGCGTATATGCAGGCTAGGGCCGATATCCTCACGAATTTGCACCACATGGGCGTGTCGGTGACTGAATCCGGCGTTTCGCTCTCAGACGAACTCCTCGAGAGCCTGCGCCCCAAGCCTGCCCCGGTCGCTGATCCGTATGCCGCTTCCACGGTCAGCTTCTCGAGCGATATGTCCGCGTTCCGAGACACACCCGCGCCGGCCCTAAAGCCGGAACTTGAGGTCGATTTAGACCAACCAATGAGCCGTCGTGACGTTGTGGCACTTGTGCAGCGGTTGCAAGTCGGGCAAAACACGCCGTTGTACAATCAGGCACAGCCTGCCCCGCTGCCAACTTTCCGCAGCGAGGCGGTCTTGAACGTACTGGAAGCGCAGATCAGGGATGCTTGGAGACGACGCGGCAGATCCTAGCCTTCAGCAAGGCGACGAGCCCGCTATTCTCGCGCCTTTTCCGCCGTTCCCGTTCCAGGAGCTGACCGAACCCGGCATGGACCCTTCCATGTCGGGCGTCCTCGACATGGAGGCCGCGGCCAAGCTGACAGACCAACAGATCGTTGACCAAGTTCTCAAGTCTCGCGACGAATCAAAGCGGATGCGCGATGCGCTCGAGCCCGACTGGCGCTGGCTCGAGGCTCTTTACCGTAACCGCACCTCCGAATCGCAGGGGAAACAGTCTTGGCAGAGCGCGGTCACGTTCCAAGAGGTCTTCAACAAGATCGAGACAGCCTCGAGCCTGTTCAAGGCGGCTCTTCTCGACGCTCCTGAGTGGTTCCGGTTCCAACGACGCCTGCCAAGCGCAGACGAATCTCAGGTGCGCTTTATCCAGCGCGTCATGGAACTGGTGGTCGAGGATTCCGGGTTCATTGATGAGTACGTCCAGGCTCTGAAGGACGCTCTCCTGCTCGGATCCGGCTGCGTTCGATTGTCTTGGGAGCAATGGACCGACACGGCGCCGCAGCTCATTGACGTGCCGCTCTTCGATGACCCGATGCTGATGCAATACCTGGCCGCGCAAGGCCAGCCGGTCACGCGAAAGGTCGTTTCTCCTTCTGCGCGAGTCCGCGCCGGCATCAAAGCCCGCCATGTCCCGATCTGGTCGATCTATCCAGACCCGTTTGCGGACCATGCCCTGTCTGGAAAGTTCTTTATCGAAGAGTCGATGATGGACGATTCCGATATTGAAGACGGGTTCTTTTGCGGGAAGTTCCGTCCCGAGGCCAAGGACAAGCTGGGCGAACCTGTGTTTTCCCAATACGAACAGGATGAGCGATATCGCAATACGGAACTGTTTGATACGCGCAACGCAAAGCGCAAACGGCACCTGATCACCGAATACTGGGGCGACATCCGCGACGAAAGCGGAAAGGTGATCATCAAGAACTGGCGCGTCACCGTGGGCAACGAGCGCAGTATCCTGCGTATCGGCCGCAATCCGTTCTGGTCTGGGTTCTACCCATACGTCTGGACCGTCCCGGTTCGCTGGGCTGGGCGCCCGTGGGGACGTTCAATCTCGTTCCCGGCCGCAAACAAGCAGGAAGCGTACAACAAGATCGTCAACCTGATGATCGACAACTTCATGTACAGCGTCTTGCAGGCGTTCACCTACGATACGACGGCTGCCATGAGCGGGTCCGACATCGGCAGCATCGAGCCGGGGAAGGTCTACAAAGGCCGCGGCAGCGATTTCATCAAGCCGCTCCAGTTCAACGCGAACATCCAGCAGGGCTACCCGATCTTGAACCTGTTCTCGCAAGGCATCGATGAGGACATGCGGATCAACGAGTTTGCGGAAGGCGCACCGACCTCGCGTGGCCGCCCGACGAAGTTTGAGATTCAGCAGAAGACCGGGCGTTCAGACGCCATCATCACGAACCTTGCCCGCGACCTCGAGCGTCACGACCTTGAGCCTGCGCTTCGCATGATGTTCGAGATGTATTGGCAGTATGGCGGTGACCTTGCGAACCCGGCGTTGAAGGAACTTGTCCAAGCCTGGGCCGGTCCGATGGAGTATATGTCGGACGAGATGCGCCTTCAGATGCTGGCGCAAGAATTTGAAATTCAAGTCAAAGGAATCAGCGGGGTATTCAGCCGTGAAGATTTGATCACGAAGATGCAGCAATGCTTTCAGCTTCTGCAAACCATTCCGGCTCCTCCCGATACGTTGGTGGCGATGGTCTACCAAATCATTCAAGCCATGGGATTGGATCCGCAATTCAACCTCTGGATGCCAAAGTCTCCAGAAGAGTTCGTCCAGATGCAGCAGCTGGCCGCAATGAACCAGCAGCAGCAGATGGCAAACGGTGGGATGCCGCCCGCAGGCGGGCAATCTCGGAGTGCGGGGCCAGCAGGCGGGTCATCCCCGGCATCCCCACCACTTCAAGGTCCACCTCCACCGGAGGGAATGTGATGCGTTTCGCACTCGTTGCCGCCGCATTCATGCTGGCGGGTTGCCTCGAGCCGGCACCGACGCCGACCCCGACGCCGGCCAGCCATTACCACATCATTCAGAGTTCGCAGCAGTAACCGCGGCCTCGAGCCGCCTAACCGGCAGCCACGCCGCCGAAAGATGCGGATGGAGTAGTGGCGCAAGCCTCTACAGGAAGGAGATCGGAAGATGCCGAACAATCTCAAGTACAGGAATTCGGATTTTTACAACGTCGCCAACTTGGAAGCCTCTGTTTTCAAGCCGTTTGTCGGGAATGTGAGCGGAACAGGAGGCTTGACGATTTGGACTCCGGCCACCGGAAAGAAGTTTGTGGTCAAGGGGTTTGCAATTAGCGCCGTCGTGTCGGCACTCCTTAGCGGCACGGGAGTTGCGCTTCACCTTGTCGATGATTCCTACGCGGCAGCCAATATCTTGTGGCCTTTGGCGTCGTTCTCTGCGACGGCAGCAGCCGGCACGGTTTTGAGGTCGCCTACGCCTACCACGCTTCCTTACAAGCCAAACGGGTTTGTGTCGTCTGCGGCAAATCGAGTTGTCAAGATCGTTGCGGACGCATCGACTGGCTCCAACATTGCCGTATCTGGAGTTATCTGGGGCGACGAGGTTTGACCATGCGGGGACTGATCCTGGCGGCGGGGGCACTCCTCGCCGCCTCCCCCGCGTGGGGCCAGACGGCTAACAATCCCACCTTCACGCGAGAGCAGCAGGGCGCGAGCATCGTCTCGGGGCAGATCACCTGTGCCTCGACCTCGACCTCAGTTTACGCCGGCAACGGCGATGCCAGGGCCATCGTCATCTCAGCTGCTGATGCGAATGGCGCCTACGTCTGCGTGCAGACCGGCAGC